CAGGCAGCGGCAGAGCGCAAGAACGCAGTCCGAGCGGCAGCAAAGGTTGCTGCTGGTGCAAAGGAATCAAAGCGGATTGCACGCGCTGAAGGCAAACACGCGATAATTCGCGAGTCGTACGCTTGTGCGCGGCGTGGCGATTTCCGTGGGTGGGCGCGGTTGCACCTTGATTCACGAAGTAAACACGGCAAGGTTTATGAACTACCAGCCGATGCGGATTGTCAACTCATGTGGTTGATTTACCGCCACCGTCCAGAGGGGTTTGAGGTAGACCACATCATTCCACTTGGTAAGGGCAAGCATCATCAAGACAACTTGCAGTACCTTCGTGCGAGCGCGAACTCGCGCAAGGGCGCATCACTGAAGTATCGTTACGCTGATGGTGACCGCATTGAGTGGAAGACCGTCTTGTTAGCGGCAGGTGTTCCGATGTGGAGAATTACAAGCAAATACTGACAAACAAACGCATTATTTCCAAACTCTTTGACCTGGTCGATACGCGCCGATGACGGCATATGCCAACAGGCGATTGACACTTGGTCGAAGGGATGCGGAGACACGGACGGCGGAACGTCCGGCGAAATCATGGGTAAGGCAAGCAACCGTCATGTGGGTTCACCGAATAGTTTCGGATCCCGTAGTGCTTCCAGCGTGGCAACTGCGCTTTGTGCAGAAGGTATGAATAGGACGGTAGTAAGACCTTTGTGATCGGTGAGATACCCGGCGAAGGCCGACTGTGTTTGACAGTCGTAGGTGCAGGTGCGCAACCTAAGCGAATTTGTCCTCGCTAAAATAGGGCAGCACCCTCTTCTGTTGATGCGCGGCTCCGGCCATGCAACGACGCAGTAGCCCCGCCGAGGGGTTACTGCATCCACGCTCTCCGGTCATGCAACAAGGGATGTGCGAAGCCAAGCAGTACGTCAACAAAGCGTCAGCATCGAAGTGCTGGGATTGAAAGAGATTTGAAAAATCTCGTCCTTCCCTTCCGATCTACATCCCCGCTCTAGCACCGGCATTGAGCCTCGCTGAAATCAAAAAAAATCACTCGCCTAAACTTGCGATTTGACATCCCGCTTTAGCACCGCGTATACTTGCGCGTATGACAACAATCACATGGATGGACAACCGCAAGTTGATGGATGAACTGTGGCCGAAGTGGAGACTTGAGCCTGTATTGTCGAGCATCTTGAACGAGAAGTGGGGTCAACTGCATCAGGACAAACTGCAAAGTTGCATTCGCCAGCACCGTTTAGTGCGCGACTCAAAGCCTGATATATCAGCGATACACAAGGCGTACTGCGCTCTCATCCCTCAGAACCTGGTAGGCGAGCGCGAGGTTGAGCAAACCCGCAACGACCTACAGCGTTGCACACCGATCAGCCCTGAAGAGTTTGCTGAGTGGGATGTGTGGGCTGAAGCGATGTTGAAGAACGTGACAAACGAAGAACTGAAGCAAGTGCATGAGTTCATTGGTCATGTACCGGAGTCGCGTCGAATCCTCGCCGTTGCTGTTGAGCATGTCCGCAAGCCAAGTGTGAGATACGCGTGAGGTACGAGAGCAAACCAGTATTACTGCACATGAACGCACTTGTCATGTATTTGCGAGGAGAAGGCTTTACCGTTGGAATGACGCACACCGGATTTATTGCCATTGACTTGGAAGGTGTGGTGTTTCAAGTCAGCCCGTTCAGGACAAGCGCACAGATTCAGCACCCCATACACAAGCGATTTCGTGAGGAATACTCGCGCAAACTTCCGCAAACGCATTGGTTTGATGAGCGGATGGAAATTCTGATTAAGTGGGCAAACGACCCTAAGAGCAAGGAATGCACCCGAAAGATGTCAACATCAAGACGAACTGTGCAGGGGACAAACGCATGATGTACCCAACCACCCGCAACAAAGCCAAGATCCTCCGAGCGGTCATGTACTTGGAACACGAAGGTTTCACTGTCGGCCAAACCAGAACCGGGTTTGTTGCTGTTGACGATGACGGCATTGTCATCCAGGCAACCCCGTACCGCACCAGCGCACAGATCTTTCATCCTAAACTCAAGATCTATCGTGAGGAATATGCGCTGTACATACAAGAAACCCATTGGTTTGCTGAGAAACTGCCGCTGTTGACAGAGTGGTCAAAAGACCCAAACGCCAAAGAACCGCCGCGCATCATTGCCATGTCGCGCAGACCTGTACCGTCACGGCAAGGAACCGCATGATCCATACGCTTTGTGCCGTACCAATTGCTTTGATCTTCCTTGCCGCGTGTGGCCTATGGCTATGGTTCTTTGACGATTCATCTCCAGACTACTAATGCGACACACCAACCTACCTCACCATTTCTATGTGCAAGTTGACAACCAATACCTTGGCCCGAACATGCCAGCCGGCACAACGCCAGGCATGTGGCATGCGATCTACGCTCGACCCGGTCAGTACCTATCTTGCCATGTGATCCTTGCATCCGGAGCGCACTGGTCAGGCTTGCCGCTTCACGCGCTGTCAACAACCGAGTCCTTTGACCCTGACTTTGATGATTCCTCGCAGCCGTGGGGAGCAATGGGTAATGACATCGAAGCCGTGCAATTTAAGGCACTTGAAGGCTTGACTGTCAACGCGTTTCGCGCCGAGGTGTCAGGCATACACACAGGTATTGTGATTGATTGGGCTGATGGTTACTCGCAGTACCCCGCAGAACACAAGCCACTCAGCCTAATCATTGCTGACGAAGGTTACTTCTTGCTGTTGCCCAACAACCACTTTACCGTTAAGGACAAGCATTTCGTTGACACCAAGAAATACGTTGATCAAATGAAATTCTATAAAAGAGGCGATCTCGTATATTGGGAAACCGATTGACTTATATACTGACGTAGATGACGATAAACACTTACGACGAATTTAAAACGCATATTCGCGAGACACTTGAGTCGCAAGGATCTACACGCGGGGAACTTGCGGTTGCAATGGATCGCGCAGGGATACTTCGAGCGCACACGGTGAGGTGCTTGCTCGGTACGCCTGGTACGGTGATCGGTAAACGAAAGCCAGCGTTTGACTCTGCGCTTGCCATTGCCGGCGCAGCAGGGTTTGACATCGTCCTGCGTAAACGCACATGATCACCAAGCGTATAGCCATCGTCGCTGTCAATGAAGACGGCTATCGCATCGGGCAATCGCATCACAACGCAAGAATCTCAGATTATGCAGTACAGTGCATAAGGGACGCACGGGAGGAAAGAGGGCTTTCCTACGGCAAATTAGCGTCAATGTTTAAACTCTCAAAGTCCACCATACAGAAACTATGCAACTATGAAAGACGCGCCCAAATCCCTCGCGCTTACAAAAAAGTCACCCAGTACCTCTGTGATCAAACGACCAGTGGGCAAGCCGAAGCGCGGCCCGGTCATGCACAACCCCAAGGCAGCGGAAGTACTTGATTGGCTGTCAACAGGTGGAACCCTGCTTGAGTTTGCCAACCGCAAGGGCAACCCGGATGTGCGTACGGTTCACCTATGGAAAGAGGAAGACGAGGAATTTGCTGCACTTTATAAGGTCGCCCGTGACAAGGGACAAGAGGCAATGCTTGAGGAGTGCAAGACACTGTGCGACACAGAGCCTACAGACGCGGTACAAGCCGCTTGGAGGCGTTTGCAGGTCGATACCCGGATGAAGTGCCTTCGGATGTGGAACCCCGCCCGGTGGGCAGAGCGCGTTGACATGAACCATTCCGGTGGCATCAGCCTGATGGTGGCAACAGGCGTACCGGAGCGGTAATGGCTCGCACCGTCAGTTTGCAGTACAAGCCGCGAGCCTGGCAGCGGGCTTGCCATGTCAATAAGCGCAGGTTCACTGTGTTGGCACTCCATCGTCGTGCCGGCAAAAGCGAATATGCCATTATGGAATTAATTGACAAGGCGATTCGGTTCAAGCAGGAACTTGGCCTGTTCTTCTACATTGCCCCGTTTCTGAAGCAAGCCAAGGCTATTGCCTGGGCGCGGCTGAAACAGAAACTTGCGCCGCTCCTTATGGAGAACGCGATTGACATTAACGAGGGCGACCTGCTCGTCACGTTCAAGCACAACGGGTGCGTCATTCGTATATTCGGTGGAGATAACCCCGACGCAATGCGCGGTGTGCGCCTTGACGGATGCGTGATTGACGAGGTGTCGCAGGTCAAGCCGGAAGTGTGGAACGACATCATTCAGCCGGCACTGTCTGACCGTCAGGGTTGGGCAATGTTCATCGGGACACCGTCAGGCATCAACCTGTTTAGCGAGTTGTACTACCGCGCACAGTCGTTGCCCGATTGGAACGCCGCTCGGTACACGGTCTTCGACACCCAGGCAATTGATCCCAAAGAAGTCGAACGCCTAAAGCGCGACATGCCTGAGACTGCGTTTGCTCGCGAGTACCTGTGCGACTTTGCCGCCGCCGGCGATGACCAGTTGATCAGCCTGTCAGACGCTGAACTTGCAGCAAGCCGCGAATATACGGACAAGGACATTGAAGGATCACCCCGCATCCTTGGCGTTGATCCTGCACGGTTCGGTGATGACCGCAGCGTCATTGTCAAACGTCAAGGATTGATCATGTTCCCGCCTCTTGTGTACAGGGGCATTGACAACATGGAACTTGCCGCTCGCGTTGCATCGGTCATGGAATCCTGGGAGCCGGACGCGGTGTTTGTTGACAGCGGTGCGGGTGCGGGAGTGATTGACAGGCTGCGTCAACTTGACTTTGACCCCATCGAAGTGCCGTTTGGTGGCCGCGCCATTCAACCCGATCAGTTTGTCAATCGACGCACCGAGATGTGGTGGGGCATGAAGGAATGGATTGAGCAGGGTGGTGCAATACCGAATGACGTTCAATTGAAGCAAGAGATGGCAACGCCCGTGTATTGGTTTGATCAGGCTGGTCGCAAGGTGCTTGAGTCAAAGGACGAGATCAAGAAGCGTTTGCAAGGTGGCGCATCACCTGACCTTGC